CAGACACGGCGGCGAAGGTGGGGTCAGTGATGTAGGTAAGGGCGGTGGTGTTACCGATCATCTTGTGGTAACCAGACTGCTGCTCCTTGGAGAGGGTAAGCTGGTTCCAGATGTGCATCCAGTCGCCATACTGGCGGTCGATGCGCTGGCCTCCAACCTCAATCTCCACCTGGGCGATGAGCTGCTCACCAACGAAGTCCAACCAACGGGCATAGACGTCACCAGAGGCGACGTCCTGGTTGATCTCAGGAAGAGTCACCTGAAGGTAGGTGCGGTAGGCAAGATCACCGTTACGGGAGATAGTGCAGGTCACGCGACGGCCGAAGTCAGCCTGTCCGGAGAAGGTCTGCTCGATGGACTCCATCGCGAAGTTGGTGTGGCGTCTGTAAGACACCTTCCAGAAAGTGATTTCAGGGGTTCCAGTAAGGAACACGTCTTGGGCGCCATAGGCGACAAGTTGCATAAGTCCTCCAGCCATTTTGGATTATATATATTATTACAAAAGAAAATAATTTTGGAAAAAACACATTAATTCATTTTTTATTGTCGTTTCATTTTTCCTAAATTATATCTTGTATACACACCACAATTGTAGTTTACTTGGAAAAAATACAATTCGCACTGCTTACGGTAAGTATTTGTAATTTTGTATTTTACAATTGTAACCACATTACATCACAATTGTAAAATAGTTTTTTTTGAACTAAATATATACATATCAATTGTCTAGAAAGCAATGTTCAGTAGAATTGCTTATTATGAAGTGTTCTAAATAGTTTTCTTCAAATATTTCGCGTTTGTTTTCATGTTTTTTCGTAAAAATGTATTTGTCATTTTGTTTTTTTACAGACCATCCTTTTTCTAATGCATTCATCAGAAACATCATTTTTTGAAATTGACTCTTGCTTAATTTTATTTCGTTATGTTGGTCAATTATAACATTTTTGGGATTATCAGACATATACATTTCATATATGGTTTTTATATAGGATTTTGACGAATTTACAAGAAGTTTGTTTATTGTTAACGATAAAATTAACATAAAAACACTCTCATAAATATATTCAAAAATATCAAATATGTCTTCATCAAAAGTGACCAAAACATCAGTTCACACGATTGATGAAAAACATACGGAAATCATTAATGAAATTAATCATAACCACGAAACGGTTATACCTGAATTGTTAAAAGAAAAGAGTCGACTCAAAGATTATATACGCTCATTGAAAAGATCTCAAATAGATGACTATATGGAAACACGTGACCGGATTTATGCGATACAAGACGAAATTGCTGTTATGAAACAACAAAAAAAGGATTATTATCTCAACAATTCAAAATATATTTTTGACTATTTTGAACAAAAAAAACAAATCTCGGCAAATGAAACACCGAATCCACATTCAGAAGTAATTAATACATTCTTTAAAATCAAATCAAATACCACCGATGCTGCTAATCCGCAAAGTGCCAAATACGTTAAATCTAAAAAATATTATCAAAATTATTGGAAAAATGTCTGTAATGATAATTATAACATGCAAGATTGTATAATTGCTTCAGATGTATGTCAAGTATGTAATAAAGGTGAAATGATCCCCCAAGACGAGGAAGGCATCCTAATTTGTAATAATCCTGAATGTGCGAAGTTCATCACATATATTATCGATGGCGCCAAACCAAACAACAAGGACCCACCGAACGAAGTATCCTATACCGCTTATATTCGATTGAATCATTTCAAGGAAATTTTATCGCAATTCCAAGCAAAAGAAACAACACAAATACCAGAAGTAGTCATTGATGCGATTAAAGCGCGTATTAAAAAAGAGCGCATTGAAGATACGTCTACATTGAATTACAACAAAATGCGGGACATATTGCGTAAATTAGGTCTGAATAAGTATTTTGAACATATTCAATACATTAATTCTTTGTTTGGGATTAAACCACCTGTAATGAATGAGGAACTACACGAAACATTATGTGTGTTATTTATCGAAATTCAAAAACCTTGGGCTGTACATTGTCCAGCAAACCGAACGAACTTTTTCAATTATACATATACGTTGTACCAATTATGCAATTTGTTAGACCAGACTCAATATTTACCATATATTCCGATGATGAAAGACCGCGAAAAACAATTGGAACAAGATATGATTTGGAAAAAAGTATGTGATGATTTAGACTGGGTCTTTTGTCCAACTGTGTAATTTTATACATATGTAAAATCTATTTAGAATTATAATTATATTTTACACTACGATTATGCTATCTTGTGAAGAAAAAGAGTTTGTCAATCTTTCTTACAATAATACGAATGAATATCGCAAAGAAATAAGACGTATCTTTTGTATGGACTCTTCTAATTATCCAGACATAGATGATTCTATTGATATTGAGAGCAAAGATGAGTTAGAATATGACGAAAAAACAATGTCTGTAGCATTAGACAGAATTTATGCAAACACCAAGGACCATCCAACATTCAAAGAAATATTTGAAAAATCGGCAGGATGTATGTTTTCTATCGACCCCGAAATTGGATTAGCGGTTTTGTGTAGTTATGACTATTTAGATGTCTTCATTCCGTGTTATAGAGAATATATGCTTACTGGTGTATTTGATACAACAAGCATATATTATGTAAATTTGTTTAACAAACTATATGGATAAATGATGATGAAATTTACTCTTCTTTATTAGCCTCTGCGTCAGCATCAGCCTTCTTCTTGGCCTCAGCATCAGCCTTCTTCTTGGCCTCAGCATCAGCCTTCTTCTTCGCCTCGGCATCAGCCTTCTTCTTCGCCTCTGCCTCTGCGGCAGCCTTCTTCTTGGCCTCTGCCTCTGCGGCAGCCTTCTTCTTGGCCTCTGCCTCTGCGGCAGCCTTCTTCTTGGCCTCTGCCTCTTCGTCAGCCTTCTTCTTGGCCTCTGCCTCTTCGTCAGCCTTCTTCTTGGCCTCTGCCTCTTCGTCAGCCTTCTTCTCTGCCTCTGCGGCAGCCTTCTTCTTGGCCTCTGCCTCTGCGGCTTGTTTAGCGACGGCAGCTTGACGAGCCGCAGCTTGTGCCTTCAAGCTTGTTCTGGGACGCATTAAAAAATTCATGATTATACATAATTAATATATAATATTCCTTACTAAATAGAATCTTGATTTAGTATTTATATAAACACAATTTTTATGTAAATAAAATGTATACTCTATATAAATAATGTCATCAACGAGAAATAAGAATTCTATTGGTGATTATCAGCATGAAATCCGTAGTTACACGAACGCATCTAATTACATGACTTATGAGCAATCCGGAAAAGCACCTACTAACCATTTTGCGGGAGACGGTTTACTAATGGGACGCATGGCTTCCGAAAATCTATCAAGTAACGCATGTGACATTGAATCGCAATTGATGGGAATCGGGTCTACGAATTTAGTGAACCCCCAAAAACAAGTTCAACCCAAAGTACACGATATAAAATCGCTGAATATGATTGACCGACTTTCTATGGTGATCCCAGAACCTTTGATCATTGAGGAAAACCAACGCCCTTATCCTAGAAAATAGATCGCATTTTGGAAGTAACATTATGCATATTTTTAGGACGCTTTTTAAATGTTGAGTGTTTATGGTGAATCGCTTTCTTTTTATTCGATAATTCTTCTAAAGTTATATACTGAGAAGTATTATCAATCGGGTCTTCTTGAAACATGGATTCTTGCTCGGGTTTTGCATGTATATTTTGAACAATTTCCTCGGATTGGTCTTCTTGTTGAATCGGCGATGATTCGTCAAACTGGTTTTGCTCACATAGATATTCTTGTATTTTATCTGATAAAGCGGTTTGTAAGTCACAGTCAGTTCGTTCAGGTAACCTATCGCACTGCGTAAATGATATATGTAAATATTCTTGCATGGGCTCGATCATGTTATCAATAATTTTTACAGGCAAGTCAATATGGGCCATAATTAATTGTACGGATTCCATGACTATTTTTGGTTATTTGATAGTTTTCATAAAAAGTATTTAATTGTTTTTATGAAAAAATGTTATTTGTAATAAGTGTAATTCATTATTGTTATACTGGTCTAATGAAAGGTTCTTGTGATTAACGTCGTCCCATAGGCATTTGGGGTGGGTATCCAGTAGACATCCCCGATGTCAATGATTGTTTGATTTGGTCTATTTTTGTTTGATAAGATGGGTCGTCTTTCGCAATGGCGCGACCGATTATTTCTGGGTTTTTTCCTAAGATAGCAATTGCTCCGTGAGGATATTTGGATGGGTCAAAACCAAGCTGTCTCTCCATTTCCTTATCCACTGCGAGAATATCATCCAATTCCATTTCAGTGTGGAAAACATTGTCCTTGAAGTTGAAATACAGATGAGCAACTTGTTTGAATGGTTGGTCTCCAATCTCCATATCCATAGAAAACTTACCTAGATATTTGTAGTCAGCAATTTGGTCTTTGTCTAGATGAGTTAGTTTTTCAGGAGGACGATGAACTGTGAATTCCTCGTTATAAGGTTCAAACCAATCTTGATAGGTACTGCTTAAATATGTAGATAACCCGGACAACGCTCTTGACGCTGATCCAGTTACGTCGGTATCACACATATTCGGCATCTTGGGCATGGATGGAAGCATGCCTCGTGCATTGCTGAACATATTCTTCAAATCTTCTCCCATTCGTGCCATAGTCATTTTGGGATTCAATTCATCATATAGTTTTTGTCTTTCTGCCAGTAGTGGTAAAATGGGGAGAAGTTTTTGTAGGATTTCGTGTTGTTGGGTATTTTGTTCGATTTCGGCGATTTCTTTTTTAAGTTTAATGCGTTGTGATTCTTGTTCCTTCTCTTTCGCATCAGTTTCTTTACTTACCTTGGTTAATTCCTTGTCTTGTTTTTCGATCTCTGTATCTAACTTGTGTTTTTGTAACAATATTGGAAGTATCTCCAACAATTTTTGAATATTTTCTTGTTTCTGTATGTCAGAATCGATATCATCTTCTTCTTTTTTGGTTTTGTCTATGAGTGTTTGTAATGCTGCTGCTGCTTTGCTTGCGTCAGGTTTGATTTTTTCAGGTAGTTTTGCTGATTTATCTAGTTCAGGTTCTAACTCTGGTTCTGGTTTTTCTTCAGATTCTGGTTTTTCTTCAGATTCTGGTTTTTCTTCAGATTCTGGTTCTAACTCTGGTTCTGGTTTTTCTTCAGATTCTAACTCTGGTTCTGGTTTTTCTTC